AAAGCGATACGGCGGGAGCGGCGGGAGCTTGAGCGCATGGCTGAACGCGTCCGGGAAGCGGAAATAGAACTGTTGCCGAAAGCGATCAGATACGATCTGGACAAGGTACAGTCTAGCCCGGGCGATCCGATGTTTGCGGTGGCGGCAGAGGCGGAGCAATACAGACGGGCGATGATTAAGATGTACCGGCGGTTAATGGAAAGAAAGACCAAGGCGGCGCAGATGATCGAAACCCTAGAGGACAGCAGGCACAGGCAAGTGCTACAGCTATACGTCCTTGATGGACTGTCAATGGAGCAGACCGCTAAAGCGATGGTATACACCCAGAGGGCGGCGTATGGTTTCTATAGCGAGGCATTACAGATTTTGCAAAATCGTTTCAGTGAATTTCAGTAGGGCGGCGTGTTATACTGTATACGTGGAAAAGAGCAGAGGAAAGCACCTTCCTGTAACACGGCAATCATTTTCATACATGTTTCTCCTGCGGGGGCGGTCAGCAATGGCCGCCCTTTGTGTATGCGTTTATGGCTAGAGAATTTGCGAAAGAGTTTTATAACAGCAGAGCATGGAAGGATTGCCGCAGGGCGTACGCCGCAAAGGTGGGCGGACTGTGTGAACGATGCTTAGCCAAAGGGATATACAAACCCGGGGCGGTGGTACACCACAAGACACACCTAAGCCCGGACAACATAAACGACCCGGGGGTAGCACTTAGCTTTGATAACTTAGAGCTGTTATGCATGGACTGCCACGCGGCAGAGCATAGCAATAAAACAATTCGGTATACGGTCGATGCGCTGGGGAAAATTACTGCGATAGACTGACGGCCTTAAATCCCCCTAACCGGATTTTAGCGGGCGACCCTCTGGACACCGGTGCGGGACTCGATCCTTGCCGAAATTCGCGCGCGTTGGCCAAAATTGGGAGAACATGGACGAAACAAACCACATTTACGCCTACTATCAAGGAATTAAAAATGGTTCTTACACCGTCGGCCGCTGGGTGAGGCTTGGATATGAATACGTTGTACGAGGCCTTGAACAAAAGGCCTTTTTCTTTGACGTAAAAAGGGCCAACACCGCGATAAATTGGATTGAAACGCACTGCTTCCACACTGAGGGCCCGCTTGCGCCCGGGCCGTTGCTCTTGGAGGAATGGCAAAAGGCTATGATCTCTTGCATCTACGGGATCGTAGACGCGGAGGGCAACCGGCAATTTAGAGAGATCCTCCTTGTTGTTGCCAGAAAGAACGGCAAGACCGCCACCGCCGGCGCGATCGGCTCTAAGGAGTGGAGAGACGGAGGATACGGCGCAAGGGTTTTCTGCATTGCCCCCAAAATGGAACAGAGCGACCTTGTATATAGCAATATCTGGAACTCAACACAGTTAGATCCAGAGTGGCAGGACCTGAAAAATAAGTCCTTACAGAAGGATACACAGCACAGGAAAATCTATGATGATTCCATGCTTGCCCGCCACCGGCAAAGCGACCTAGCTATCCCCGGCGCAAACGCTACGGTAAAAAAAGTCTCGTACGCCTCGCGCGATCTGAACGGCTACAACCCATCCGTAACGATCGCGGATGAAATCGCATCGTGGAACGGCGACAAGGGGCTGAAATCCTACGAGGTAATGCGGTCGGCTATGGGCGCGCGCCCGGATTCCTTTATCTTTGGTTGCACAACGTCTGGATATGTCGACGGCTCGACCTACGACGAACTGATAAAAAGGGGCACGCGTTTTCTTCTGGGGGACAGCCGGGAAACGAAATTTCTTCCACTGCTGTACATGATCGACGACGTCGACAAATGGAACGATATAAACGAACTGCGGAAATCTAACCCGAATTTAGGGGTATCGGTTTCCGTGGATTATTTACTCGAAGAGATCGCAATTGCGGAGGGCTCGCTTTCAAAGCGGGCGGAATTCTTAACCAAGTACGCGTGCATTAAGCAGAATTCCAGCCTTGCATGGTTGCCCGCGCAGACGGTCGAAAAGGCCTGCGGCGAGCATCTGAACATTGAGGATTTTACAAACTCCTATTGTGTCGCCGGGATCGACTTGTCCCAGACACGCGACTTGACCGCCTGCGTTGTAGTGATCGAGCGCGGCGGGGAGCTGTACCTTTTCGCCCGGTTCTGGTTGCCGGCTGAGAAAATCGAAGAAGCGACCGCACGGGACGGCGTACCGTATCAAGTCTATATACAGCGGGGGCTGTTGTTCCCATCCGGGGATAATTACGTCGACTATCACGATTGTTATAACTGGCTTACCGAGTTGGTAGAACGCTACCAGATCTTACCGCTGAAGGTCGGATACGACCGTTATAGCGCGGCCTATCTAGTGCAAGACCTCAACACGTACGGATTTCAAACGGACGATGTTTTCCAAGGCGAAAACCTTTACGGGGTCATACAGGAAACACAGGGACTGCTAGAGGATAGAAAAATACACATTGGCGACAACGACCTTTTAAAAATGCATCTGTTAAACGGTGCTTTAAAAATGTCGACAGAACGCGGCCGGGGCAAATTGGTCAAGATCTCACCCGGCGCACACATAGACGGGGCGGCGGCGTTACTTGACGCAATGACCGTACGCCAGAAATGGGCGGCTGAAATCGGGCCGCAGTTACGAAACGAGGGGTAAAAGATGGGGCTTTTTGATTGGCTCTTCGGAAACCGACCGAAAACGCCGGGAAGGTCTGAAGGGAAATTTAAATTACTGAATGGGTATGAACCGGCGTTTACATCTTACCGCGGGGAGCTTTACGAAAGCGAGCTTGTGAGGGCATCAATAAACGCCCTTGCAACCCACATTAGCAAACTGGACGTACGGACATACGGGGCGGCTAAACCGGCGTTGCAGGTCAAGCTGAGACACGGCCCGAATGAGTTCCAGACATGGTCACAGTTTCTAGCCCGGGCGGCGACCATTTACTACAACACGAACACGCTTTTTATTACGCCAGTCTGGGACGAATACGGCGAAATCAGCGGCATTTATACGCCGCTCCCGACGCGGTGCGAGATCGTCCAGTATGACGGCGTGCCGTATCTGCGGTATGAGTTCCGCAACGGACAAAAAGCGGCCGTCGAGTTGGAGTACTGCGGAATCATGACCCGGATGCAGTACAAGCACGACTTTTTCGGCGAGCCAAACAACGCCCTGCTGCCTACGATGGATCTAATCCACATAAACGACCAAGGTATAAAAGAGGGCGTAAAGTCTGCGGCCTCCTATCGGTTCATGGCCAAACTCACGAACTTTACAAAGTCCGAGGATCTGGCCAAGGAGCGCAAACGCTTTACCGAGGAAAACCTGTCCGAGGACGCAGAGGGCGGCGGGCTTTTGTTGTTCCCGAACACCTACAGCGACATACAGCAAATTAAAGCCTCACCCTTTACCGTTGACGCGGAGCAAATGAAAGAGATCCGGGCAAACGTCTTTGAATATTTCGGTGTGAATGAGGATATTTTACAAAACTCTTTTAAGCCCGAAACATGGGCGGCGTTCTACGAGGGAGCAATTGAGCCGTGGGCTATTCAGTTTAGCGAGGTTTTAACCCGGATGTTATTTACATTCCGGGAGCAAAGCAACGGCAACTTTGTCATGGCTACAACTAGCCGGTTGCAGTACCTTAGCAACGCCGACAAGCTGAACGTATCTAGTCAGTTGCTCGACCGCGGCATACTGTCGATTAATGACGTTAGGGAGATCTGGAATCTCCCGCCGGTTGAAGGTGGCGACGAACGGATTATTAGAGGCGAGTACTACAACGCTACCGACAAGATAAACGAGGAAAACAGCAATGAATCAGAATAGAGAATACAGAAACATGGAACTGCGGATAGCAGACGGCGAGCCCAACTACAAGGTAGAGGGCTACGCATCGACGTTTGATACGTATGTCCTGTTTAGCGAAGATGGCATTGATTACAAAGAGCGGATCGACCCGAACGCATTCGACGGGGCAGATATGTCCGACGTTGTATTTAGAATCGACCACGAGGGGCCCGTATACGCCCGCACAAGCGCGGGTAGCATCGAATTGGATATTGATTACAAGGGCCTGCATAACGTGACGGATTTAAGCCGTACAGCGCGTTCACGGGCCATCTTTGAAGAGATCGCGGCGGGGAACTACCCGCAGATGTCTTTTGCTTTTACTGTCGCAGAAGATGGTTATGACCGCGAGACCCACACACGGATCATTCACCGCATTGCAAAGGTGTTTGACATATCGCCGGTATCATTCCCGGCAAACCCTAACACAAGCCTAGGCGTAAAAACGCGTGCCTACTTTGACGGAGTGATTGAAGAGGAGCGGGCGGAGCGACTCGAAGCGGAAAAACGCGAAAAGGCGAAAGCTAGAATCAGAATATTAGCGGAGGTTTAAACAATGGATTTTAAAAACATGACCATTGAAGAATTAACCGAAAGACGGGCCGCCATCGTAGCAGAGATCGACAGCCCCGAGGCAGATCTTACAGCACTCGAGGAAGAGATCCGCGGCATTAATGCGGAGCTTGAGAACCGCAAAAACGCAGAGACCAAAAGAAACGAACTGCGGGCCGCAGTAGCCGGCGGCGCAGGCGTTAAGCCCCAGAAAGTAGAGGAATCCAAAATGGAAGTAAGAAAAGAACAGCTTGTTGACGCCCTTGCAGAGT